TTATATAGCTTTTTTTAGTTGCTTCTTTTGCTGGCATTCTTCCTCCCACTTCATTACATCAGTAGCGAGGTATCTTTTCATTGTCCCGCCTTCAGAACTTAAAGCTGGGGCTGGGAAGGGAATACCCCAAGGAGTGTTAATTTCCCACCGATTAAGTGTGCGTTTAGTAATATGAAACATCTCACACACATTGTTAGATGTCAGATATTTATCCACATTAGCCCTCCTTACTTTCCGCTTTAACTTCTAACTGGATGCCTTCATATGTGCCATCACCCCCACAATTCAGACAGTGTGTATATATGCCTAAACCATCCCCATCAGGACTAAAGTTTTCAGGTAATGAAACATCTATAAATTCAGTACCGCCAATTGGCTTCGTATGAATATGAGGGGCAAGGCCGTAATAGGGGAAAATGCATTCACCGTTCCCGTCATCACAAAAATTACATGTTTTAACTTTTAATCCACTCATCCTTTAGTTCCTCAACTCATTACGTTCTTTCTTCAATTGACGCAAAAGGTTGTGAAGGGTAACGGTTACAGCTTTATCTAAACTTTTAGTTGAATGGAATTCTGCAAGCTGAGACAGTGCTAAACCAAAAATGTGATATGCAAAAACTTTTGCAGCTTCCGGATTGTTTTTGAGAAGCTCCTCAGTACTTGGACAAATGATTTCTTCAAAAATATGAAGAGCCACCTGATCCGGAGTACCTTCAATACGGCTAGGATTCAAATTAACTTCACCAATAACCTTACTCATTAGCAGCTCCAGATACGTTTGGCACACTATGAAAATGCATCCAGTGTGAAGGCGCATCATTATGATAATTTGCCCATACACTATTTAAATCTTCATCAATAGTCATATAGTCTTGTTCGGGGGTAACATCAGGTGCATCAGCCCAACAAATAAGTACCATTATGTCAGTAGGCGGCCATTCATCATCCATGCTGATCCAAGTTGGCAACACCTGAGCACTGGCGTCATTCCATGCGGCATCCCAAATCAACCAAGCTTCATGACGAGGACTAGTTGGTAAATATCTGTGTCCTGTTAGTGCCTCTTGTCTATCTAGTTGACGTTTTAAACTTTCATAACTGCAATTACATTCTTTGGCATGAAATCTTTCAAAAGCTTCTCTTTTTTTATTTAGATCAATCATTACCTAAGCCCTCAAATATTCTTCTTTAGTCCACTCAACAAACTCTTTATAAAGTTGTTGTGCCGGTTTATTTAATCGGTTGTGATAGTCGATCGTTATGCGGCGCCAAGCGACTGGTACCGCATAATGCTTGGTTAGAAACATCGCTTGATCCATGCCTTGCCGGACTATTACATAGCCCAGCAATTGCAAGTAGTACATAAAGCCAAGCATGTGTTTTTGACTCACTTTCTTGTACTGATCTTTCATATTAGAAGCCATCCACTAATAGATAATCAGGGTCTGCTTCTGGTTGAGAAACTGCTGGATTTTCTAACTCATAGCGGCGTTTCTTAACAAAATCCATGAGTCGTGATTGAATCTGTGGATCTCGTGCGGCCACATCTATTTCCAAAGCATCCAATGTTGTGAGGTCGGGCGCGTTTTGGATCTGGACCATTAGTGAAGGTGGTTCAGTTGCTTGCGCCTTAGATTTTTCGAGCTCTTCAAGACGTTTGTGAGTTGCAAGTAAAAGAGGCTCCATTTGTTTATCAGACCAAGTGCGTGTATATCGATAAACTGCATTTACTTCGTCTGGTGTTTTTGAGTCCTTAACTCGTTGCAGCAGGGTATCAAGTTTCTTCTGATACTCTGGATCAGTGGTTTCTGATTCAATAGCTGGCTCAGTTGTTTGTGCTTTTTCAACATCATTTTCTGAAGGCTTTTCTTCTTCGACTTCTTCAGTAGGCTTATTTAGAAGTTTTAGAATGTCTTCCGCAAACTCACCACCGCTGATTTTAATAATCGCGCAGCAATGAGCAAATGCATTATCAAAACTTGAGTGAACTTGGCCATGCTGGAGCATGCGCAATTGTCCTTTAGATCCATTCCACTTAAACTGCTGCACACCTAATTCAACAGTTGGGCTAGGGTAAGAGCAAGTAGAACCTTTTTCTGGCGCAACTCTTAATGGTTCTGGTACCTCAAATTCACCAATAAAAATAGTTCTAGGCTTTAATTGAAATTCGAATTTATCAAAAACATCAAAGCCAAAGTCATAAGGGTTAAATGGTTCCCAGCCATTACGCTCAGTATTATTTACTAAAAGTAATTCACCGTTGGCCCAAGCAAGTTTGGCTTCAACTTTATTTAGAATTTTCATGCTGTCATCCCCGTTTTCGCTAAGGTTTCAATTTCTTGTTTAACTGCAGTTAGTTTTGCCGCTTCTATTTGAATGAGGGCATCTATACCTAAGTGCTCACAAACTGTTTTTACATCGAGGCCACGTTCAGCAATAAAGTTTTGAAGTTCATCTCTTTGTTGATCTGAGATACCGTTAAATTCAGGTGGACTAATCCAAGTGCCACGTTGCTTATCAAACGTGCAATTCAATGCTTTAGCTCTCATTAACATTGCTTGGCGCATGTTCTGGTAATACATGTGTTCTTTATCAAGCGACTCAGTTAATTGATTAAGGTCACCTGCATGCTCTGCTTCCTCACAGCTTTGTTTCCAGTTTTCTAGCTCTTCTTGGGCTTTAGCTGCTGCAAGTTGTGCAGGCGTTAAGGTGTTAATGTGATCTTTAGCTTGAGTAATCAGGTCAGCCAAGAAAGTAGGGTGTGCTTTAAGATCAGGTACCCATACTTCACCGGTTTCACCGCCTAAAGCACCTGAGTTTTTCGCATGATGTGTAGGCGAAGGTTTGAAATTAATAACGCGGGCATTTTTACCTTCACCAGTAGTAACAGTTGTTAGATAACCCATGACATCTGCGATACGGTAAAGCTCGTTACGGTTTTTACCACCTAGATCTGGGCGGTAAATAATTTGATCACCGTTTTGATCTTCTGATGCGTGTGCAATGAAAACAACATCTTTACCTAAACTGATCAAAGTATTGATGTATTGCTTGAACGTTTGGTTCGCTAAACCTTGAGCCTTTAACTTTAAAGAGCCATCTTTTTGACGGTTATTAGCAGTTAGCAATAGATGGGTTTTAATGCATTCAAGCATTGCACCCACGGTATCAATGACTACGGTTTTATATGGTGCTAAGTCCTGCGGAGTAAGGTTTGCAACATCACTCCATTGTTGAACCTGTACAACTGCACCACGACGCAATTCACCAGTACGGTGAGCACCACGGTCAAAGTCAAAAGAAATTGCTTTTTCCGCAGTAAAGCCCATCGATGATTTACCTAAACCCGGATCAGCGTATAGGTACACAATAATTGCTTGAACCAATAAAGTTTGGTCAGCAGTAATAATCGGTAACGCCATTTTTCTTATCCTCATCTAGAGCCGGTGAAGCCGCGCTTAGTTTTATAAGCTTTGCGGTCATAAGTAGGGATGTTTGTTTCACGCAGTTTTATTGCGAGCTGCTTTCTGCGTTGAAAATCAATTTCTTGTGTGAGTTCATTCCAAACTTTTGGATAGTCAGTTTGGAACCTGAACACATTTAAAGGCGTCTTAAATCCGTCTTTAACTTTGTAAAGAACTGAGCCATTAGCATTAGATGCGTACACTTGCCAGCCAATGCGAACAGAGTAGAGGCCCTTATCATCACGACCCAAATAAGACTTGTAGCCGTCAGGGTGTTTTTTGAAATTAGACATGTTCAGCCTCCTTACATTCGCATGTACCAACAAAGGCATACGTAAGCGGGCTAGGAGCATCAACAGGTGAGACGTCCTTAATATTTAAAGGAATAATTTCTTTGCGATATTTAACTAAAACCACATCACCTTCACGGCAATTGACAATTCCTTCTCTTGAAGAAAAACGTGCAGATTTAGAAGATTGGGTTACTCTGCAAAATGAAACCTCATCACCAGCTTTGATTTTTGAACGGTCAACAGGAATCATCTTCTTGCAAGTAGAGCAGTTATAATCTTTCATTAGGCTGCCTCCAACCATTTATTACGGTCGATATAGCCCGCTAATAAAATAGTTATGTTTTTATGGTCGTCATGATTGGTGAAATCATTCCAAGGTTTGCCGCTTAAGTCAGTTACTGACTCAATAGCAAGGTTAGTAATTTCAGCCGCTGTAAAATCAGATCCAGTTACACCATAGCTATCAGCTACACCGTCAAAATCGAAGCTCACGTTTAATTTGAAGCCGTCAATGCGGATAACTGCTTCACCAGATTTTTCTCCAGTTTTCTTAACAGCCAGAAGTTCATATTCAGAAGCAACGACTTGCTCGCTTTCATATGAGTAATTAGAAGGGACGCTAGAATTAGCAGTTCGATATTCACAAGAACTCAAGGCTACAAGTACAGCAATTGCTGTAACTCCAGTTACCTTATGCTTGTTTGAAAAGGTTTTTACGTTCAT